GGGGTCGATGCAGCCAGCATCACAGGTTTTACAAAATCCGGGTCCAAGAACAGCTCGATCATGCCGTTCACGTGTGCGGAAAAAGCACCAGTCTCAAAGAATTGACTCGCATAACGAGCAAAAATTTGTGTGCCTTTCTTCAAGGATGCGAACACTGTGCCAGTAGCATTCTCACCCAACACGCCATCTGCAGTGTCAACAACCAAGCGCAACGCGACATCCTGCGGAAAATCCACATTTGTCGCGCCCAGCTTAAGTGAACAATGCACGTCCGCTTCAGCCATACTGGCAGCGCGTTGTACTGTGTCCGTGTTGATCACACTGATCGAATCTGCTTCCGGGACCGCCGGCTCATAAGGCAAAGGTTGAGGCGCCACAAGCGTCACGTCCATCGTCACCGTGATGCTACCCATCGGCAAAACTGCCGAATGACTACCAAACACCATAACAGACAAAACGCCTGGCTCGTGCCCCCTGGGGTCAATGGACGGGTCGGTGTACAGCACTGGGACGAGGTATTCACCTGGCACCACAGTCGCGTTATGAAACGTTAGTGATGTCGGGTTCCACCCCGGCGTAGTCGCCACCCATCCTGACTCGGCCATGTTCCGATACCCCTCCGCGTCGTCACTCTGCGTCGCGTCGGTTGGGTCGGGGTCGTAAGCCATCCGCACCTGGAAGCTGTGTGCCGTACTGATCGTCGGTGTGTAAACAAACCGGATCGAGTGTATAAACACACGCTCAAAGCTCTTCCAAACTGCTGATGACCGCGGACTCATGTCCTCTGGTCCAAGCCTGAACTCAAATGCACTGTAGTCAACATTCGCTGTTGATGAAAAGTTTGCAAGAGTCCATTCAATCTTCTGCCGTTTTGACCGGCCAGGTCCAAAGCCCTGACGGCCAGAGACGGCGCCGCGAACCGCAGGTGCTGACACCATGCGCAGTCCGCTGCGACCGCCCCCACTCCCCTTCGTACTCCTCTGCTTCTTCTTTTGCAAGTTCCCTCGTTTAGTTCTCTGCATGTTTGAAACGTAGTCGTTCGAAACCCTCCCACGGGTTGTCAACCCCGTGCCCGCGAATTAACGCACAGGCGCGTAAACGCACCCCCCAGGTAGCCGAGCGCGCTTATTCGCACGCCCGGCAGGTCGTAGTGAATTCCTCACGGAAGTCACTTAGTGTGTCCAAGGCCTCCCAGGTCATGCCATAGATTGCCGCGATCATCGTGTCCGTCTCCCGGTTTCGTGTAACCAAACCCGGCAGTGACTCGAAGTCGCCGTGCGCATCACGCGGCCGGAACGTGTCCAGCGCGCTAACGCCCGCGCGAAGATCGCGCGCAATCCATGATGCTATGCCTGGAATCACTTCACAGTGCGGCAGCATAGAGCTTGCCACAGCAGCGCAGTGCCCATCCGGGGGCTGCACGCGTGCAGACACCCAGCCATACTTGATGCCAATGCGCCCTGGCTTTGGCGCCATCACATAACGCGTGTCAACACCTAATGCATTGTCACACGGGTAAAAGTATGAAGAGCAAAAACTTGCCCGATGGGGTTCCTTGTGGATCTCACCCGTAAGTATGATCCCGAAAGCCACGGCTCGCGCCTTGTATGCCTCCGGGTCAACCCGTGCCCCGCCGTCGACTATCATCAACATATCATCACCAAGAGCCATCATGTAAACATCGTCAAGCGTAAAACCAAACGACTTAATGATGGCAAGGTGCATGCCGACAGTCAGCAGCGTGTTCCCACAGCTTGTGTTGGGGTCGCCACTTTTCCGCTGTCCGGAAAATGTGTACTTCAGCCTGCCCTGTGCAGTCACGCCGCGCGTGCGCAGCTGCTTGGCAAACAAGGTAGTAGGACCACCAAACCGCCTGTACACTCTTTGTTCGGCGCGTAAAGCGGGTATTTGCACACGTGCATCCCACTTTTCCGCGTCGAACTCGAGGAACGCCGGATCACTCACATTGTCCATGGCGCGGGAGAAAAACTGCCCAAGCTGTAGTGGAGTTTGTCCACTCGCATACAAGATGCGAGTGTGCGCCCCCCACTGGCGTGCCAACTCCTTCGAGAATGGGACGCACCAACAGCCAAGCAGAATTCGATATGGATAGCATGGCGCTTGTATCGCGCGTGGCTTAACTGCGTCCAAATCGTACTCCTTCGCCAGAACTTCTTTCTTCACAAACAATTCATATTTGAGCTTGCCCGGTTGCCCATCCCACTTATCATAAAACGCTTCAAACATTTTCCGTTTCCCCGCAGGGAAGCGCGCCACCCAATCTTCAAAGGGCATGGCAGCAATGTCAGTCGGTGTCAAATGCTGTGCCAGGAGGGCGTCTATCGCGACGTCCCACGTTCCCGGCTCACATGGTAGGGGTTCCAGAAACACCCGCGCGCGCAACGCAGCTGCTTCAGAATACGAGTCATCGTCATAGCACAATGGATACGGCTTGCTGTACGCGCCTGCTGAGTCCCACAACATCAAAGGAGATTTGTGGAAGTCAACATCACGTGTCGCACGGACGCCCGCCGCCAACATCAAAGCCGTTATGACCCATGACGGACGCACCGCACGTAATGGGGTGCGCCGCACGGGTTCACGATCGGCATTGTTGACGATATCCAACGCGAAATAATGCATCTGGTCTGCCGACCACTGCTCCATCTTATTATCGCGTATGCATGATGTCAAGTATCTGACTATGGCAGGGCGTGCAGCCTTGGGAGTAAGGACTGCGCGCACCTGACACTCAACATAGAAAAGTGTTGGTAGGAGGCGGTACACATTGTCAGCGACGCGCACGGTTTGAAAATCGTGTGCCCCAGTGTCCTGTACCACCCCACTTGGACTCGCGGGGGTGTATCCGCGAGTTAATGTTGTCGTGAAAACCAATGAAGGTACGCTTGCAAGGGGGCGCGACGTCTTCGTCGCCGCGGTCGTGATGTAGTCTGTTGTGCGCATCCAATGCCTCAACCAGCGCCGCACGCCAGGTATGACACTCAGCGGGTACAACAAACCCATCCACGCGGGGAAAATGTGCGCACCAGACGCGCGGTATGAATCCATCGCGCGCATGCCGTGTCTATACGTGTCACCATCAGACCCCGTAAACTGCACCACAACCCCATCCTCAACAACCTGCGCGCACTCACCATTGCTGGTGCTGCCCGCATCGTACACATTGATCACCCCCATGAACATGACATGGTTATTCGCCATGAAGCGTCGCGTGAATTGCATCATTGAATGCACGTCAACATAATATGCGACGTGAATCATGATGAATACCAACCGGCCGCCATCATGGTTGTCTACAAACTCAACCAAGTCGTCACAAGGACCTAGAACTCCAATGCCGTGCCCGCATGTGTTGTACCCGCGTGCATTGTGCGCAATGTCATCAGCTGTCATTTGTGGTGACAAACTATACACATTCAAGCAGATTTTCCTAAAGTAGGTGAGCTCACGATGTCCCCCTCCTACTAGTACTAGTGTGTCTTGCGATGTAAGCATTTCCGCCACCACCGCCTGACACACATTCCGATTCGCACACGCACGCGGGTGGCCGCGCAGATTGTTGCCAAATGGGACGAGCACATGGTGCTTCAATAGTCCCGCAAACCTGTCCACGTTGTCAACCTTAACAATGCCAGCCATATGTCGCGCCAACACAGGCGCGGTCACATTGGCGTTTGGTGTTCTCACCGCGTTCACCATGTGGTAATCCGTCAAGACGTTGCGGAACCCGACCACACCGGAGCCAATGATGATGTTCGCATCCGTGGGGCTGTGGGACATTGAGTGGCGTGCAAACAGCGACACCAACTCTACTCTCCCAAACCCCTCCGCACGCTGAATATCTCGCCTCACAGTGTAATCGTCAAGCCGCAGGTCCCGAAGGCGCATTTCCACGCGCCAATCGGCCCACGGCCCCACGTACCGCCACGCCAAGTAGATGCCCACAGCAACTATCAACAGACGCACCAGATAGTGCGCCAAATTCAAAAGAACCACCCCCCTAACGAAATCATCAGCCTCATAGAGTATCAGATGGCGCTGTGTGACGGCGTCACACGTCGCGCCCCCGATAAGACCGCAAACAAATCCGCTAGGGGTGCCAGGCAACTCCACCTGGACTTCATCCAAGTCCATGACGTCATGCATGGAGGTGTAGTCGTTCTCAACAACATCAACCTCCACCCAGACCGTCCACGGGCTTGTGCTGGGGCTTTCCACTCTGTCGCCTGTCGGTCTAGACAAGACGCCGCTATGTGAGTAGTAGGCACTCCCAACTCTTAGGTATTCGAACTCACCAAAGGGGCCGTCGTAACGTGCCGCAGGGGTGATTCGCGCAACCTCGCGCAAAACTGGGCCTCCACCGGCCCACCATTCCGAGTCAATAACGTTCTCTAACAAGAGCACTAACACCAACATGACGATGGCGTTCATCACAAAACGTGTGATCGTTACAAATGCAATCAGGACCGCGCGTAGGT